GTCTTCAAATGCCTCTGCGCGTCCCTGCAACCGGTGGATCGTTACCGTATCGGTTGCCAGTACAAGCCGCGATTTGGCTTTTTCTGCTTCTGTTTTAAAAAACTCGAGCAGAGCATCTTGACCCATCTCTTTAATTCTCAACAGCGCTTTTACTTGCTGCGGGTCACAAAGATTTAGATCAATCATAGCTATAAGTTACTTCAAACCTGTTAACGTGTCAACACATTGAAGGACTACTGCCCGTTAGGGCGCGGACTCATTGTATTATCCTGCCGTCCGCCTTTGGGAGTACCGTCTTCCTGTAGCTGCGCAGCTTGCTCTTGAGCCTGCATCTGCTGCATCATCATCTGCTGCTGTTGAGCTAACTCTTGCTGCTTCTGAACATCTTCTCGGCTAGGGACAAGGCGGTCAACATTGGTGTTAAGATTACCGGCCAGATCGCGGAGGAGTTCAGCCGTACCCGGCAAGCCAACAATCTGCTGTGCAACCGGACTTTCCAGAATAAGACGGAGGAAGTCAGTCTTACGGACAGCTTCAGCTTCCTTAACGACCAGCGACATCGCGCCTGTTGCCACAATTTGGACATCGCCAATAAGGTCTGGGTCATCTGAATACCTTAAATTTCTCTGATACTGACGCTCTAGCATTGGCCGCATCACGTCGTGGTCAATGTTGCTAATAACCTGTTTTATGCTCTTACCAGCGTTCGACATGAGCATAGACAGCCCCGAGGACGTACGCCCTGCGCCCGGAACGTGCTGGCCGGTCATATAACGTGGGATACCTGATACCTCGTCAGAGATCGCCATAAAGCGGTCAAACACCCCCATAAGCTCAGCTGCGTTAGAGTTAGGCTGAAAAAATGTCATTGGTGGCGTCGAGTCTTGGTAATCTGACTGCTTGAACTGCCAAATTTTCCAAGGATACATCTGTGTGATGTCCTCCCCGTTAGGAAGGCGGCTAATATTTACGCCGACCTGTGGACCGGAGCTAATACCCATATTATTTGCTAACGCCCGAGCAGCTGCGTTGCACATATTCTGAGCGTCCATACAAAGGTCGGCGACCCCGTTACCGTCGATACGGCCCGGAACCTTTTCAAAAGATGTCATGTAGTAGGGCTTGCGCCCCAATGGATCGTAGTTAAGCACCGCACGAACGACGATGTTGTCAACCATCCATACTTCACAGGGGTAGGATTTCTGCGGGTCTTCTATCTCTTCGGGGCTTAACCCCCACTCGATTAAAATGCTGCCGGGTATGGTGTCCCACAGCTGTAGGGCCGCTACTAAGTCTTTACTGGCCTCATCAAAATCTTGATCTGTGACTTCTTCCATGAGGTCATCATTGTGATCTAGCCAAGCGAAGCCCCCCGCGCCAAAGTCAGTAAGGATCGAACGTACAGCGTCTTCATCGTAGCCCTCAACGCCGAGCATGTTCTCAACGTCGTCTCGTGTCAGGTGGTGTAGCTCGGCAACCGGCATTGAGTGAATATCATCACCCCAAGGCAGCGCAGTAGAACTTGAAAGGGTCGACGCGTTCCCACTCGTCACGGAGTACGTCAACTGCGGCTAAGCCGCCTTTAACATACTTCATAGCTTTACGTTTGCGGGGTATCGGACCCTTTAGAACTGCAAACGGGAACGTCGCAAGATCGTTCGTGAATTCGTAGAGAGCTTTTACCCAGCCGCCCTCTGCAAGCTGATCTTCCATCTTCAGTTCCATACGATCAACGCGCTTTTCCGCTTCGTGCTTCATAGCCCGCGTTGCAGTATCTTTCATACCGGCAGCGAGTTCTTTAAGCTCCATGGGGTCAAGCGGTGCATTACCGGCAGTGTAGTACTGCTGTAGGTTTGCAGACATTATGCGTTGTAGGTTCGCCGCTACTTCAGGCGGAACCTCAGGAATTGGTGTTGGAGAAAGAGACCAAGGCTTATCAGCCCCAGTGCCTAGAAGTGTATCGCGCAACCATGCAGTAGCAGTCCTGCACTTAGTACTAACAATACCCATAAAGATTTCAGAGCCGCCTTGTTCACGTATCTCTGCCATCTTCGCTGGGTCATATTGCATGTTCCTTGCACGTACGCACGCAGACAACCGATCTTCGATTGTGTCGCGCTTATGATCTCGCATCACTTCCCACCGACGGCGGACATGCGCTGCAAGACCCTGTATCATAGGGGTCATCTGCTTTTCAGCAGACTCTCTCTGTGCTGCGGCCTCTAGGTCAGAGGCACGCGCAACGGGAATAAGTTGCGAACCTAGTGCCATTAAATATTATCTCACATGTGCGATACTATGGACACCATAGCGTTTATCTGCTAACAGGTCAACACATTACGTCCAGCCTCGCGATGATACCTTAACCACCTCTCGCCGTTCGTCCATTGAAGCCATGCCACCAAAGGTCTCTCCTCCATCGGCGTGCAAACACATATACTGAAAAGCATCAGCTACATCCGACCATGGGTGCGATTTTTCTGGACTCTCATCCCTCACACCTTTCGTATTTATCTTGTAACGGTACTTACCCGCTAACGCCTGTACGAGTGGCAGCGCACCTTCGGGGTCGATAACAACTCCGTGCTTACCGTCGACGACGCGTGTCATAAACCTATCGACCGCTGCTATCCTAGCGGCCACAGAATTCGTCTTAGCCCCTTTGACCATAAAGCCTTCGTTACGCCATATATCAGCGACAGTCCGCTCATCGGTCTGTGCACGCTGAAACGCAGCCGGGTCAATTATTATAAGCGAGCGTCTACCGGGGAACTTGTTAACCAGTAGAGGTTTTATCACTTCCCGCACAAATCTCAGTGCGCCCATGCCATCAGATATTTTCGCATCATACACAACCAAGCGTCCATCGTAGGCTACCTGCCCTATCACCGCCGCCGGGGTTAGACCCGCGTCGACACCGATCAACAGGGGGTCGTCAGAGTACATAGGTTTCATCGTAGTTTTCGCAACGTGCACGTCTCTGTCAAACGAGCGGAACACAGGTAGACCAGACAACGATTTACCGAACTGCGCGTTGATATACACGTCGATCCAGTCGTCAGTCTTACCTTGGGAGAGGTTGTCGTAGTAATCATCTGGCAGGAACTGCGTCCAGTCGGCTTCAGGAGAGAGACCGCTGGGCTGTATCGTGATATGTACGTTCTCTGGCGGCTCAGTGAGCAGCGTTTCCCAGAAAGTATCCATGTCAGGGGGGTTAGTCATACCCCAAATGTGCATATTCGACCGCCCATCGTCGGTCACACACCCCACACCGTTCATCATTTTGTCTGGGTAGCGGCCCACACGACCCTGCGCAGCGTTGTAAATATCGGGGTGAATCTCTCTAAATTCGTCAAATATGATGAAACTAGCCTGTAAAGACAGCAATCTACGCACGTCATTGGCGTCATCTAGCCCGCGAAACAGCACTTCGCACTCAACATCACCCATTTTTATGACGAATTTGTACTCAGTTTTGAGGAAAGAACCCATAATTCCATCGGGTATCCACTTCAAAAAGTCAGGAATTGACGTATCTCGGAGCTGCTCACGCGTATTTCGCACCCAAATGCACCTAGAACGACGTATTCCGTCCTTACACGGGGCCATCTGTGCCGCATGGTGCACAATTTTCATAATACCGGCGGTGGTTTTGGTCGATCCGACCGGTCCAACAGCCAAAGATATGAACTTTTCCGAGTAGAAAAAGTCGTCGAGGCTCGCTATGACCTCAAAATTAACTTCATGTAGCATCGTCGAGCGCCTGACCTTCGATTGTGATGGCGGCGTCTCGGTCCCTAGCGCGTGTGATGTTGATTATGACCTGTGGCCCACCACCTGTGTTGTCCGCTTTGGTATCCGGTTCCAGTTTGCCGAGCTTATTCAGCATTTTTTGGAACTCTATCCGGGCCATGGGGTTTATTGTGGGGTTCTGCATATGGCGGAACAAGTTATCTAGGTTAACTGCACCCAGCATTCGGGCTACCGTCTCCATTTTGGACGGGTCTTCTTCAATCGCCAACATATCCGCAGGGGACAAGATGGGTTTATCGACCTGTGTAGGGTCTATTGCTTTGTACAGTTGTTTGCTCATGGTGTCAGATGCTAACGCGTGAGCACATCTGTGTCAATATTTGGAATTTAAATGAATAAGATGTTGTGTGGTTAAAAAGGGTCAAAATTTGGGTTGCGATGTACGTGAGACCTAAGGGCTGGTGGCCCCCCGCCCCCCCGTCCGTCCCGCCCCCCCCACGTTTACGCGCCGCCATAGGTGCAAGGTCGAACCGCTGAGATCATACAATCTGTCATGCTTTAGAACCTTGCCGCCACACGGTGTATGTGCTCGCCCCTGTGCGCTTTGCGGTTGAATCGCTTCACGCTTTCAGCCAATCGGCCACTCGAGAAGGGATGGGGAAAAACGCATACACGCATTGCGCGCAGAAATTCGCGTTTTGTGTTGATCGGGTAACGCCGGTAAACCTTGTACAGTTAACAACTGTTAATGACTTGTTCCGTTCGGTGTAGACCCTCTGAGGATAGGAAACCACACAACGCGGCCATGCGCGACCAATCACGCCCCCCCATCCAATTAACGGAAATATGATTGGGTAAGTTCTTACGGGCTTACATTATGCACATGCAATACCGAGTGTTCATAACCTAACCCCGTAACCTTATCAGGAGTAATATCATGCGTAAAACATCAGCAATCAAAAAGTCAATCAACACCCTAAGCACGTAACACCAAAACACTGCGCGACAAGTATCACGTCACTCTGTGCGAAATCGCAGGACACGCGTACGAGCACAGCGACCCACGCATATTCGACAACATACTAAACGCCGCGTCAGGTATGAACCGCAAACAAATGACCAAGTGGATAAACGCCAATGGGTTCGCACGCTTTGACAAGGATATTGCAGTCACTAACAAGTCAGCACGTAAAGACGCGGACTTTGTCGACGGTGACGCGGTCATCACGTACCTAATGGACCAAGCCAAGTGGTACGAAGGCGAGCAGTCCGTATCTCAAATCGTCAAGGACTTAGACGTTCAACAGTTGTTGGCCATGGTCCACAAGAAGCTCGACGACGCGGAATCAAATGGTGCAGAGGTCACGAACAAAGACCCACAAGCCACTGCGAAGCTGATCGACCTAATGGCGGAACGTGCTAAGCGTGCCGCCTAACCCACTGCGCAAGGGGTATTAAGACACGAAACGCTTTGTCTAGTCGTTTGTCTAAATACCCCAACCACCTAAAGTGTTTGTTTTTATTACTATTTATTATATATATTTAGACAATAAGACAATAAGACAAGAATAAATAATAACATCA